GTATGCAGGGTCTTGTGGTCTTGGATAAGTTTTAGTAACTGCACCAGATCCCATGTCACAACTCATTGATAATGCATTCTCATCGAGCATTACATAGTCATTTGCCTTGGTTATGTTACTAGCAGTAGCAGAAACGAAGGAATGAACGGTAACATTACTAGATGGAATCTCTTTTAGTACCTGAACATCAAATGTATTAGTAGTTACGTTAAGTACAGGTAACCAAGAATTGTATGCAGGGTCAGTTGACCTTGGATATGTGTGGTTAGAGAGGTCACCGTCAAAACCACATGTGAATGTTAGTGAATTTCCAGCAATCTTAACGCTATCACCAGCAGCAAATCCATGACCATTGGATGTAATGGTGATTATACCAGTATTAGGATTGTAAGCAGCATCAGAAGTGCTCGCTGTAGTCTCACCAGTGAATCCATGACCATTCTGAGTAAGAGTTACAATACCTGTAGAAGGATTGTATGCTGCACCAGTAGGTGTGGAGGAGGTTGTACCAACACTAGCGATGTTTACAGAGGTATTATATACAGGATCACTAATACGAGGATATGCATGCTCAGTAGCATAGTCATCTCTATCACATGTGAAGGTTAAAGCACCATCTCTGAACCTAATAGAAGTACCAGGTTGCAGTGTATGAGCACCAACATTCATTACTAAGTCACCACTTACTGAGTTATAGTCAGCACTGGAGACATTATAGTTAACTATTGGTGAAGCACCAACGTTTACCGTGATTGTAGAGATTGTAGACTCTGTAATAGTAAGAGATTTGCCATATGCAGGGTCACCTTTTCTTGGATACAAGTGCTTAGAAGCATGCTCATCCATTGAGCAGGTGAATGTTAGTGATTCTTCTGCAATAGTAATAGTATTTGATGTAGTTAATCCATGATTAGGCATGGTAATAACTAACTTACCGTCTCCAGCAGTGTAAACTACGTTAGTTGGAGTGAAATTATTGCTTCCATCATCTGTTACAGCGTTAGTAGCAGCAGTAATGAAGTTGTGATCGTAGTTACCACCAGTGTAGATAGCATCAAGTTCTGATCTTACATACTGATGAGTGTGTTGACGACCATTTAACTGGATAAGAGACTTATCTTCTTTATTAAGATAGAGACTAGCAGCATCCCAAGTCTTAGAGTTACCACCTTTTCTTATATCATGAACAACAGCACTTAATACATCGAGAACATCATCTACACAATTCTGGGAACCATCAGGAACACCGAAGTTAAGATACTTCGATAGATCGTTCATAGTATGAACTGCTTCCCAAGCAATGACGTTAGCATTACGCTCAAGCATATCTGCAGCGTCTAGCAGCCTATCATTAGAAGTTCTTAAAGCATTGTAACCTTCAGAGTCAATAGTAATGGTGTCATCTCTGTATACAGTCAATTCTGTATACTCGTTAACATGATAGTCATCTTGATAGTAAGAATCTGCACCTAGTTCAGCAGCAGTACTACCCTTAGTTACTAGAGTATTGTTGATCGCATGCTTACAAAGTTTACCAACATACTTGTATACATCTAATACAGCACTTAACTCATTATCAACAGAATAAAGTTCATCATTCGCATTTAGGAACTTGGAGGTAACGTTCCGTATTCCAGAATTACCACCAGTAACCAAGTCAGCAATGATAGCTGGAAGTACATAAGTCTTGATCTCATGTGTGCACTTATTAGCGTTCGAATTGGGGTTCGTGTAGAAATCATAAACAGTACCATTAATATCCTTCGAATATGTTGCTTCTAACCAACCTACTGCTTCAGCAGCAATTACATCACGGTTCTTCCAGATCATGTCACCACCATCTCTGAACCTCTGTCCAGTAGGTCCAATGATGTCACCAATCTCATCTGCAAGTACTGCAATCTCATCCTGAATAGTTTGAGATATAGGTGAAGAGAAGTTGTTAGGTATGCGAAGAATATTAGTGTACTTAATAGGATCACCATTACCATCAACACCATAATGCTCAAGATCTGTACTTGTAGTTGTTAGAACATAGTTACAGATAGGTGATAATTCTCTATATGTGTAGATTGACTGAAGTACTTCATTAGCAATATGCTCAAGACCTTCATAAGCAGTTAGATAAGATCTAGCAGCAATTGTACTGTTATAGTTACCACCATAACGGATATCATCGATGATACCTTTAAGGATAAACTCTTGAGTGTCCCTTAAGCAGAATGTAGTACCCTGTTGTGGACCAATGCCATCAACAGTATCACCTGGCATCAAGAGGTCAGGATACTTAGCCTTCATCTTATTAACTGCTGTTTCAGCAATCCATGCTCTATTAAGTTCGAGCATATCAGCAGCTCTACGATGCTCATCTCTAGAAAGCTGAACATCCTCAACAATTATTTCTTTAGTAGAGTAGTTAACCTTCTTGGCTGCAGCAGCAGAGTTTGTAGTACCAGTGAAGGTTGCATAACTATCCTTATCACTCATAATGATAGGATGCTCATTACTCATAGAGAATGAGACATCATCATTAATAGTAAAGACAACAGAAGGAGTGAATGATGCTGTGTACTTGGATACTCCCTTAGTAATAATAAAGTTATCAATATGACCTTGATAGAAGTTGGTACCATCTTGAGCAGCACCAATGGTTATCTTTCTTTCATAGTAAGTATTGGTGTCACTGTAGTCTGATCCAACCTGAACACCACCAACCCATACCTTAGTAATACCAGAAGTCTTAGATACTGCTACATGAGTCCATGTGCCAGCACTGATTCCATGGGAACCACTAATAACATCAGCACTATTATAAGCAAGCTTAATACTACCACCATCAAGATATAGACTCAAAGATCCAGTTTCACTAAGTCCACTTGTACGTAAGTCGAACAAATACTGTCCACCAGTTACTCCCTTAGCCTTGATCCATGTCTCTATAGTAAAGTTACCAGAACCAAATGCAACTACGTCAGATATATCATGAGTAAGGTATGCATTTGATTCTAATACTAGAGAGTTACTTCCACTACGCTTATCGAGTGAAGTTAATCTTGCCTTCGCTGGATATACAGTGAAGGAGTTAGATACTGCACTTACAAAGGTGTGAGCATAGTCACCACCAGTGATAATGGCATCTTCACCACTTACAAAGGTGTGTAAAGTAGTGTTAGTAGAAGGAGCACTACTTAGTACATTAACAACGATAACACCACCATCTTGCTTCGTGATGTTATTAGAAGTTGCACTTACGAAAGTGTGAACTGAAGTATCAGGAGAAACACCAATCTGAACACCAATAGTATTAACATCAACTACTGAAACAGGTAACCACTGATAACTTGCTGGATCAGTTGTTCTTGGATAAGTATGGTTTGTAGCATTATTATCGTTCGTGCAAGTGAAGGTTAATGAATTATCAGCAATCTTGATCATCTCACCATTCGAGAATCCATGATTAGCAATGGTAAGATTTAAAGTACCCTTAGCAGGTTTATATGATGAACCAGTAACGGAGTACGTAGATGTAGCAATACTATCAATATTACATGAAGTATTATAGAATGGGTCAGAACTTCTTGGATAAGCATGGTTAGTAGCATTACCATCATGGTCACAAGTGAAGACTAATGACTCTGGCTTAAATCTGATCTTCTCACCAACGTTAAGATTGTTAGGTCCAATGGTAATTGACATTGTACCTGTATCTGGTTGATAATCAACACCAGTTGGTGTGTAATGCTTAAGTGGAGATGAACCAACGTTTACAGTGAATGTACTTGCTGTTGTCTTAATGATAGGTAATCTAACATTGTTAGCAACAGGGTCATTTGTTCTTGGATAATCATGGTTAGTAGCATTAGCATCCATACCACAAGTAAACCTAATTGCATTCGCAGCAATAGAAACTTCATTACCTGTAGAGAATCCATGAGCAGAAACTGTTATTGTTAAATGTCCAGTAGCAGCATCATAAGTTGCGTTTGATGGTGTAACAGTAACGTTGGAAGCACCAGAAACATTTGTAATTTTTGAGTTAGTGATATACTCTCTATTCTGGAATGCACCAGTTAGGGCATTAGTATAAAGCCAACGTAGTCCAGAGTTAGCACCCTTACATGAGAAGTTTGCTCCAGACTTATTACCCTTAATAGTATTACCAGGAGTGAAGAATCCAAGTCCACCTCTATCCTTATAAGCAAACTTGTAAACCCTTATGTTCTCACCTTCCTCGTAAGTACCATCGGTAACAGTAGCGAGTGAATTGATATATGCAAGACCACCACCTTCAGATACTGAGTTAGTACCAGCAGAAACAAAGGTGTGTGAATAGTTACCACCACTCTGTATACCGTTAGGTGTAGCAGATACAAATGTATGTGCATTGGTGTTAGTAACAGCACCCTGTCCACCGTTAACGTTAACAGTGATTGTAGTGTCAGTCTTAGCAGTAATTTCTATAGCGGTGTCGTATGCATAGTCCTCACCGTCGCCAGTAGTTGCTCCAGTTGCACGAGGATAAGTTCCAGTTCCAACAGTACCACCCTGATCACAACTAAAGGTTAATGATCCAGTAGCAATCTTAATACTTTCTCCGACACTTAATGTATGAGCACCAACGGTCAATACCATGAAACCTGTTATTGGGTCGTAAGTAGCACCAGTTACTGTGTGGTTAACAATAGGTGATGCACCAACATCAACAGTAATGGTTGTAGCACCTACAGCAGTAATTGCAACTTGCTGGTTATATGTTGGGTCACTAGAACGAGGATATGTCTTATTGGCAGTATTGCCGTCCATCGCACATGTGAATACCAATGAATTTGGTTCGATCCTAACAGTATCAGCAGTTGTCAAACTATGTGATCCAATAGTCAGAACTAAGTCACCATTAGAAGCAGTGTATGATGCAGCAGATGGTGTGAACTGAGCACCTGTGAAGGAAGTAGTTGCAATATTTGCTAATGTGTCAATAGCAGTTGCTACGTTTGCACAATTGGTTCCACCTTGGTTACTACCTAAAGAGTAGTTAGGATCATAGTATTGAGCAGTAGAAGAACTGTTTAAATAAGGTGCAGAATATGTTGTAGGATCATTGAGGTTATAACCAGCAGTATTAAGTGTCTGGTCATACATGATATTCCTCATCGCATTCTTACACAGATCCTTAGCAGCATTAAATGCTGTAATTGCTTCCTGTGTTTCTGGAAGACCTATAGATACACCTTCAGCATTAAAGAACTTCTTAGTGAACTCAACCATGTAATAGTTACCATCACCATCTAAGTCATCAGCAATGGCATCGATGAAGTAACCAGTGTCACGAGTACACTTAGTTTCTAGTACTGTTAGTGCAACAGGTTCTGAAAGATCAATAAGGTCAGTTAAAGAAGCAGATAGTATTACCTCTGAAACATTAGTCCAAAGAGTGTTCAGTGCTGCTGTAACATCAGCACAATTATTAGCACCATTATTGGTGGCGTTAGAACCAGAAGTACCGTAGTTATCTCCTGGAGATGGGTCAGCAGTAATTCCTGATCCACCAGAACCGCCTGTAGATTGTTCATTATATTTCGTATATGAAACAGAATCAATTGTCTCAGAACCACTTAATGTGTTCGTAAGTGCTTCGACCATATGCTCATATGCCTTACCATAACCATAGTTAATCTCATTAGCTTGAGAATTAACGTACTGGAAGGTAGATCCATCTGGGAAGAACATATTACACAATTTACGTGTATAGACTGTTCCACCCCATCCTGTGTCTCTTGATAGAGAATCGATGAAGTATCCAAGGTCTCTCTTACACTTAGTAGCACTAGGGATAGAAGTACCAGGATATTGAGCAATCATCTCAGCATATGATTTAGCAATGATCCAATCCTTATTCTTCTGGATTAAACGATAAGCATCCTTAAATCTACCCATTTGGGCAACTTCATTGTCACCAGTGTGGTAGAAACCAGGATAGTCAATTGCAATCTGTGATGTTGCAAAATCGATAATTTCTTGTCTATTATTTCTTATACTTCTAGCAGCATCCTTATATCTGTTAAGTGCGTCAGATACAGGGTTACCATAAGTTACGTTGATAGAACGGATAACATCGTTAACGGAAAGTGTACCACCACTTAATCCACTATATTCGATCTCTGTAGAACGAACTTCTTCATAATCCAAGAAATCAGCGTTAATACGGTTCGCTGAGTTGTTTAACTCAACAGGACTGATTGTAGTCTCTGAAATGTTGTCTAGGATGACATTCTGGTTAGAAAGTGAAATAAGACGCTCAAAGACCAATCCAAAGAATGAAGAACCTTTGTTAATGATTAAAGTGTCTACAACATCTCCAAGTTTAGGTTCACCCGTTATAACACCATTAACCGCATTTTGGTTGGTTACTGTTTCTCCGTCAGTGAAATCAGCAACACTCTTCTTAACATAGTAAAGAACAGGTGGATTAGCACTTGCATCAAGTCTAACGACTTGTGCTTGAGCACCAGAACTTCCACCAGTGATTAACTGGTCTTCTTCGAATGCAACTGCTGCTGCAAGGTTAATAGAGGTAACTGGATCTCTATAAGGTGAAATTCCAGTTATTTGAGCTGCAATCTTCGATGATGCTGAATATATGACATCATTGAGTAAAATGTTGTAAGCACCAGTCTCAAACTCTGCAGTACCAGAAGTCTTAGAAAGTACAAGACTATTATCAGTATTACCGTCTAAGTCGAGGTTTGTCTCTTCTATAATTGCTGTATCGCCACCTAGATCAACTTTAGTGACTGTTTCATTAAATTTAAAGATAGTTGTCTGATTAACGTCATCAATGCTTCCAATGAACGCACTAAACCCAGTTCTGCTTACATCGACTCTAGCGTTGTTTACAAACGTTGTACCGATGATTTGGATGATATCAACAGTATTTGTACTAGTATCAATGACCTTAGCACTTGAGTTAACGTTACCAAACTTAGATGTAATGACATCACCGATTTGTGGGAAAATACCACCAATCTGAGTTAAGTTAAGTCTCTTAATCGGTAAAACGGTAATATCGACATTTCTGTAGATAACTTTAGAATCAGGACGTGGTGCTTCAGCAAATACGATCTGATTACCAACAATTTGATATGCTTCACCAGGAGATTGGATAACACCGTTTAAGGTGACCAACATCTGATTTTCTTTAATAATAATCTGTTCACCTTCTACAGTAAGGTTAAATGCCTTTTTAGCACCATCAAACTGATCAGAAATACTATCAATCTTCTTAACAATAGAAGTTAGGATTTCCTCGGAGTTTGTTAGTCTTTTCTTCCTGAATAGAACTTCAGAGTTGTTAAAGGTAGAATAGATTGGTTGAGCAGCACCAAAGGACGTAATTTGGTTAACATTCGTGTATTCATCTATGTTTACCTGCTTAGTAAACTCAGTACCAATTTTTCGGCCTGAGATATCCTTACCGCCCGTTAATTCCAGCTGACCGAACATATTAAACCCAGCTGGGTGGTTATTCTCTAATATCTGTTTCTTCCAACGGTTAATCGGAATTTGGGACTTAATAACGTATGAGAAGTTCTGATAGAAGTAAGAGTCCTGAATCTTCTGTACAATCTCAGAAGGCTTACCAACGTCATCAATAAACCTACCAGAGGTCTTAGTGATAGCATCAATGTTCAGAATACCCTTAGCAATCTGTACATTATCGATAATACCAGATGCTCTAGAAATTACACCCTGAACCTTACCACCCTTGACGAAAGTACCAGATGGGTTAACAACCTTAAGAATCTTAGGTCCAATCTGCCAACCATCGTTAATTGATACAGTACCGAAGGCATTTGCCAATTCATATGTCTCACCTTGGAATACTTCTTCAGATTCTAAGAATCTAGAAGTTTCTACGACTGCTTCTGCTTTACCACCGAATACCTCGGTTAATAGCACCTGTCTACCATTACCTTGTGTCAAGAAGGTAATATAGTTACCTGATTCAGAGTCAGCAGGTGTTAAAGCAAATCTTAACTGGTCAGATTCCAAACCAGCAACGTTACCAGCAATAGCATAGTATATGGTGTTAGATGACAATGAAGTCAAACCAACACTACTTGGTTTTGGTAATTCACCAACATCACTACCAATATCCTCTGCACGGAACTGAATAGCAGCACCAGTGGTTATACCATGAGGGAAGTTAAACTGTAAGTAATTAAGGTCTAAGTTGACAACATATGTAAATTCTGACTTAAGTAAGACAGTTGGTTGAGAACTATATCCTGCGCCTGGATCTTTAACAACAATCTCAGACAATCTGTTGTTTTTGACAATAGCTTCTGCATCAGCACCTGTTCCACCACCACCAGAGATGACTACAACTGGTGCAGAGGTATATCCAGCACCTGGGTCAGTTATTTTGATCTCAGAGAGGATTGAGGTGTTAAAGAGTTGTAAGTTGACTGGGAATGCAATCTCAGGACGTAAAGTATAGTCATGAGAGTAACCATAACCAAATTCATTGTTTTTAAGAGTTTTGATCTTACCAATCTCTGTACCAGTTAAGAATACAGAAGCACCAGTACCTTCATCAGGTATAACGACTTCTAATTCACCACCAGAACCAGATAGGGTAGATCCTAGGATTCCTGTAATACCATCAACATCAATTATTCCATATGTGTATCCTTTGCCTGGATCAGTTAATTGGACTTTAGTTATAGTACCAGAATTGGTTTCTACATCAAGTTCGACTGTAATGACACAAAGACCGCCCTCTCCATCACCAATAATACCAACTTGATTATATACTCCAACAGCATACTCAGTACCACCATTCTTGATCTTAATCTTCTCAATTTTACGATCTGAAGCAATATCAGAAATAATTGGTAGCTTCCTATAGAATCCACCTGGAGAGATTAACTTAATAGTGTTAATAGGACCAATTGCCTTCGTAGACGTTGTAGAATAGTAGGAATTGGGGTTATCTTGATCATCTTCACCAATTTCAGCATTATTAAATTCTGGTTCGATTTCTAGTGGGAATCTGAATTCAGTCTCACTTACAACCTCAGCAATCTTAAATGTTCCGTCATATGGTGTCTTAATAACGTCAATGAAGGAGTTGGTGCCTACTGGGGAGTTAGAGGATAATGTTCGGCTTGGATCAAAATAGTACGTGATATTTGTAACTTCACCACCGATTGTAAAGTTGACTATAGGAGTCTCGGTGTTAGAAGACAAACCAGGAGTTCCAGATCTCTCAATAACGTTAAATGAGTACTCCAGTTTAAACTGGTTATCTTGAGAGAAGGATAGGTAGTATCCAAAGTTAGAAGCATCACTCATGTCAAAGACATAAGAATGATTCCTTACCAACATCAATGTTGGGTGCTTGGATGATATCTTAACGTTAAATATTGCATTATTATAGAATACTGGTTCACTATCAGCAGCAGCTCTCATCCTATAGAGGAAGTCTCTAGAAGAGAATACTTCTTCTACGAAGAATGAACCATTAAACTGTGTAGTAGTAAATCCTTCTACAAAGAGGATATCTCCAGCAAGGAACCTATGAGGAGATAGTGCTTGACAGTAGATAAGATCAGTACGAGTATTAGCACTTCTAATAATGTCCTTATCTAGATTTACAACATATTCTACTTTCTTAACAGTACTTACACCATTAATTTGACCAATCTTAGGATCACCATCCTTAGGACCAGTAGTTACAGATCCACCAAGTGAGATAACGTCACCAACGATAAAGTCAGATCCACTATAGACTTCTAGGATCTTAACTCTATAATCTTCAGCATCGTATGGACGGAATCTAGCATAAGCATGTATAGGATCGTATAGATCCTCCCATTGCCAAACTACAGTACCATCAGTAGCAGTACCACTAGTATGAGTAGGAGCAACAGATCCTGTTACACCAGCAGTTGTACACTTATACTTTTGTCTACCAAAGTAAACTAAATCGTTAAGAGCATAAGATTTAGTTGCTTGCCATAACACTTCAGCAGGAGTTGGCCATGGATGATCTAATAGTGAAACTTCTATAGGACCAGCAGCACTGATGTATTGCCATATAACCGAACCGTCAGTTACATTACCAATCTCATGAGTAGGAGCAGTAGCACCAGAAGTAGCAGTATTGGTTGCTTTATAGATCTTACCAGCACTCCAAACCTGATCATCTGTGGTATATGCTGTAGCAGTTAACCATTCGGCCTGTGCCCGTTCTGGCTGGAAAATTACGTCTTTAATTATATTTTCTTCACCTGTATCGTTCTTAAAGAGATCGGTATCATTAAAGTTACCAAACATCTTACCAATCTTATACTTGTTACCCAATCCTGGGTTATCTAAAGTACCAGTTGGAGTCTCAACGATAGTACCAAATGCTTGTACAACACCACTCGAATTATACTGCTGTAGTATAGTTCCCTTAGTAAATAAGATATCTTGATTAAATTGGAATTCTAATACGTTATCAATCTTCTGGAATCCAGCATCTCTAACATAGTACTTCGGTATGACAATAGCATCTACCTTTAGTTTTACACCTAATGGTGAAGGTACTGTAGAGGTCTTAGAAGCAAATTGATGAGTTGCATTAGTAAATGTATAAGTTCCTGGTGTCAGAGTTGATATAGTATCTGACATGTCAAGGATCTGTAAACCAGAGGAACCTTCTGCCCAAACTGTAATTACAGGATTAGTGAGACTATTAATATTGATTCCAGTAGTCTCTGTAAATGTTAATGCCTTAGTATGAGTTGTTGATGGGAATGCACTATAAGCACCTCTCTTATCATGTGCTCTATCAAATTTGATTAGATTAAGTTGAGAATTCTCAGAGGTAATAGCAAATTGAGTTGTTGGTAGTGTAAATGAAGCACCAGTAAAGACTGAATTAGGTTCGATAACTAAATCATCGATACTACCTAAGAAGCAGTTACCAATAGCAGGTGAAATCTTACTAGCACCAACATAAACATCATTAAGACCAATTTCAGTTGCAACAGTTGCTGTACAAACCTGAACACCATCAAAATAAACAGAATAGGTATAAGAACCAAGAGAAGGTGTCTCTTTAACTACTGCCCAATGGTGGAATGCAGCATCTTGTAAAGTTGTCCAATATGTAGATCCAACAGAAGCAGTAGTTGATCCACCACCACCCTGAGGTGCGATGGTCATTTCGATCTTACCTAAGTTACCACTAGCAGCATTACCATCTACTGTTACTACTACAGCGTTTCCTAAAGCATCATCAATAGTGATCATCTCAACTTTAGGGTTGTTAGAAGCATGAGAAGCTTCCATCAAACTCCATACAGATGTAGTCCAATTAGTTGTTATACCTGCACTAGCATGCTTAATATAAGCTGGACCACCAGAGAACTTAATTGACCCACTACCAAACTTATAGTCTGCAGTGTTATGCAGGACTTTAGTCACATCTGAGAAGGTAGTAGTTACATTTGCTTGCTTACTACTATCTTCTATAAGACCACTAACATCTACTGCAGAGAGAATAGCACCTGTGGCAGTTCCACTACCACCGAAGTTGGTATCTAAGGTTACTGTGGTTCCAGTTGCTGTTAGAACTTTTACACCAGCAGCAAGAGTCACAGATCCAGCACCGCTGGTTATTGAGACAATATCACCAGTAGCAAGACTAGTAGCATTACTTACATTAGTAACAGTTGCAGCACCATTAGCAATATCACCAGCAAAGGAGATAGGTGCAGAATCAAAACGATTGACTACTGTCTGAATTGGTTTCTGCTTATTAGCAGCAATGATAATATCACCAGAATTATCTACAACATGATTTCTTGTCTTAAATCCAATATCATCAGTATCCTTAATATTAGTGCTCTTAAGAAGGGTTCCATCGTACTTAAACGACATAACCACTGCTTGTAGGTCATTATCACTGTACTTAACATCAGTAGCGATAGCAACGTTACCAAATACATCAATACTAATTCCTGCATGATTAACAGACTCATAAGTTCCTGTAGGTTGGATAAGCTTAGAGAAATAGTAAGTAGGAGTTGTTGGGTTTGTAGAAAGTTGATTTAAAGCGATCTTAAGGAATGCACAACCATAGAATTTGGTTCCATTCCACATATCACAGATAAAGAAGAGATCATTGTACTCATCAATCTGGAAACGAGGACGTTTTACGTCACCACCACTTATAGCAAGTCTCTTAACATAGTTGAGTTCGATGTTAGCACCATCGTACTCCATTTCACCAAATATAAGGTCATTATTGTCCTGATCAACACCACACCAGAGCATCTTGTTGTTTCCGATGTAATGGAGTTGCTCCATTCTCTCACCTTCACTATTAGAAGCGAATTTCCTCTTCTCAACAACATCACCAGTGTTATTGATCTGCATAACCCAAATATCATAGGCATCTACAGCATTAGTGTCTGTCCAACCACAAATATAGACTCTTTGCTCGTCATCCATGTAGATGTCACCAGCATAGTCTCTACGTGTTGCACCAGAGACACCAGCGATCTCTTTCTGCCATCTAACAATACCTTCAGGTGCATTAGCGTTATCATATCCAGATTCGTACTTAGCAATCAAAATATCTGGATTATATGATGCAGTACCTTGAGATTCGGTTTCACCGATCATATACAGAAGATTATTCTCTTCAGATGTCTCATCAAGGTAAATAGACTTCCAACGTGCTTGCTTAATGGATGCACTAGGTATAAGGGTTCTATCCCAGACCATTACACCCAAATCGGTGAACTTAGCAAGGAATGCAGAACTATCACCATTAGTTTGAGTTAATTCACCACAAACATACATGTAACGGTCAGTTGCCATTACAACATCGAATATTTCTATACTTGCAGCGGCTTCATAGTACTCAGACAACCAATAGTAAGTTTTCTTGTATTGCTGAGGATGTGAAACTCTAATTTGAGGTGGATTGTCTTCATCATACCCATAACCAGAGTTAATGATGTTAACTTCACCAACTTTACCTGTAGTCTCGTCTAAGATGATATTAAAGTTAATATCTTGTCCCTGAGAGGTAATAATCTCATAAGTTGGTGGAATTTGTGTATTGTAACCAATACCAATCTGAGTAACGGTAATATCTTCGATACCTGTTACAACAGACATATAGAAACGCTTATTCGTATTATCAGTGATAACTTTCGAATTAACGATGATTTCATCCTGTGCAACTAACTCATGCTCAGTTGCAGTCGTAATTTTACCATATGGAATATCATTAATAACTTCTTTCTGATATCCGTTAATAGTACGTCCCTGAACAGACTCAATAATAGCAGAAGCACCAAAACCGTCGGTTCCTGTATTATCGAAGTATAAAGTGTCATTTACCTGATAAGAAGAACCAGCATTCTCTACAACGAATCCATCAATCCTAGCATTCTCAAATTTAGTCGTTGTATCAACTTCGATGTCAACTCTTGACTCAGTAGAGACACTTGGGAAGTAATCATAGATTTCTAGAGCAGCTTCTTCAGTTATAGCTTGCAAATCAGCAATTTCAGAAGGTGAAATGATAGCATCACCATCTATATCCTCAATTTCGAAGATAAGAAGGTCTCCTTCCTTCTCAGTTACAAATGAATCAGATTCTTGGTTAGGTTGACGATCAATATCGATATCAACGTTAGTATATGGATCTCTGAAACGTGCAACGTCTGCAGGAATGTTTTCCTGTACAGCACTAAGTGAAAGGTTCCATGTGTCAACAACAGAGTTATACTCAGGACCAATAACATAAGGGAATACTGGAACACCAGCATCTGACTCGTCAATCGTTACAAAGTATGCATATGTACCAGCAGGATAATCTGGAGTCTTACAAAAACGACCATTGTAAGGGTCTAGATCTCCTTGTTGGAAGGTGTACTTATAATCGTTGATAAAATTACCAGCAGGATATGAGGTAAGAGCTGGGCCGTCAGTTCTAGCTGGAGTGGGGTTGGTGTCAATATCATATACTACTTCTGTCTTAAGTGTGTAAGAAGAACGCATTCTTCTGATACCACTGTTCTGATCTGTTGGATCAATGTAACCATAAGGACCATAAATTGGGTTACCATCAAATGCCCATCCAATGATAGGAGAGTGTTCGATATTTGATGGAACTTCTTGGAAATTCTGTGTAGCAGGGTTTAGGAATACATTATCACCAACTACATAACGTAGTTCCTTAGGATCTGAGACATGAGCGTATTCGCCACCGTATTGGTTATTAAATCCCGTAAATACATATCCACGAGCAACGTCATACTTGGATGCTAAGTCATACTCAACATTCTTTCTCCATTGGTACACATCAGCAGCAAATGTTGCTAACTGACCAATTGCTTCCATTCTAACGGATGTCATACCTTGTGTATAACCAACACCCTTGTTAGTAATGGATATAGAAATTACTTTACCTTTATCTTCACCAATTGTTCCGATAATAGCAGTTGCTTGAGCACCAAATCCATCACCATTGATATAAACCTTAGGTGCTGATGTATAAGCATCACCAGAGTTAATAATAGCGATAGATACGATTCTACCATTAATAACGATAGGTTGTGCTAATGCACCTTCACCAGAGTTCAGTTTAATGGTCGGTTTTGAGGTATATCCTGATCCAGCGTTAGATAGGGTCACTGCACTGATTGGACCTCTTACAGAGGCAACAGCGAGTGCACCAGCACCGTTTCCACCAGTGATTGATATAGTAGGTTGAGCAGTATATCCAGTTCCTGGGTTTTCTACAAGAATTCTTGTTACTCTACCGTTAGTAACAACGGCTTGAGCAGTAGCACCAGTACCACCACCTCCAACAATCGAAATTAGGGGTTGTTCTGTATATCCAGTACCTTCTGTAGTAACTTCGACTGAATCGAGTGATCCATTAACAGTTACAGTCGCTGCAGCACCTGTACCGCCACCACCAGTGATTTCTAGTGCTGGTTTTGATCCAGCATCATAATCTTCACCACCACTACTGATATTGATACCAGTTAGAGGACCAAAAGTAACAAACTCGGAAGATTTGTAAGACCAGGCAGAAACACCGTTAACCCATGATCCAATTGGACTATTTGGAGCAACTTCTGTTCTTGTGGAGATTGTAGAGACTGTTCTAGGGAAACGAAGCAGTTTACGCTGGTTTCCTGGAATCATAGCAGACCCAGTGAAAGGACCAACCTTATAGTTGGGCAATCCAGAGGCAGCAACGTAAACGTAATCGTTATTAAAGAAAGAGTTCTGTACGTTAGAGGTGAATAGTGAAATTACCTCATCAATAGTTGATACTGAAGACTTACCACGGTTCAGGTCAACAGAAAGTAGTATATTACCCTGTGGGACAATTGTCATTGGGGTAGGTATACTATAAGAGAAGGAATAGTCGTCTAGACGAGCAGTAACCTCAAATGTACCGTTATAAACAGCAGGGTTTGCACCATAAATGGTAACTTTGTCTTCTACAAGCAAACCATGGGCATTACCTGTGATAACAGTTGCAGTTTGGTTGTTAAGACCACCAGGAGTGATGCTACTAACGTTAATTAACTTCTTAACGTTGTATAACCATGACTGTAGACGCTCATCATCAGCAGTAGAACCTAAAGCAGCAACATTTAACTTATCTCCAGGCAAATAGTAGGAACCACTGTCTTCTAAGACGGTTGTACCCGCTTCTGCGATACCTAGGACACGTAATTTGACTTCCTCATCAGTTCCTTTGTTAGCATAGACAAAAATGTCCGAATAGATGATTGTACCAGGATCCCAATCTTCTACAACGGCATTTTTGGACCTAGTACACTCAATAAACTGGTTTAGTGACTTTTCTTTGTACTGAACGATCTCCTGATCGTTAATAATGATGGTTCCGTTCTTTTCGGGCCATCCAATAGTCGAGTCAACGGTAATTATATTCTCTGTAGTCGTTAATGGTTCTACAAGGTCTGTTTTATAAGGAATCTTAAAGTCACCTGTCAGAGTTTCTTCAGATATTGCTAATTCGTATATAACATCAATTCCTTCGATGATGGAAATGACATTTTCGATCAAAACTGATGCATCTTTAATATTCTGGTCAACTTTGTCTGCTACCTGCACCAATTGTGCGTTTGTGAGGTTAGCAGGATCACCAGAAATCAGTTGAGCACGTAAAATTGTGTCAACAACCCAAGAAGCATCAGATGGTTTGATTAATTCGTCTCTAGGGTAGAAGATATCAACTTCTTCACCAAATAGAATCTTAAATAAGTACTGTGCAGCAGTCTTCGTACCTTTAGCAAGGTAGAAATCCTTAATTGTCTTAATAACCTGAATCGGATTGACTTGAGTGTAGTCAATATTGATTGTAGGCATGTATTGACGACGGAACTTGTCAAATACCTTACTGATAATTTGAGAATCAAGGTTATAAACAACTGCACCAGCTGAATGATTACTTTGAGCAAGTTGTGACTCTTTTGCAAAGATCTGATTGTTGTATTTGTCAAAAGTGACAACATCCGATACTCCTCTAGAGCACCCATTAAGGGAAGAAGGTTCGTATTCCTTACCAGAAGACAAAATAGTGAATCCAGTGACTTCACCAAATCCAACATCACAAGATGCCTGTGCTGCTAATGGTTCTGCAACGTAAATCTTAGGTGGTTCAGTTTCTGAGTAACCAGTACCAAAACTTATGATGTTAATATCAGTAATTTCACCATTAAAGATAGTTGCTGCTGCTTGAGCACCAGTACCACCGATTGATTCACCCAATGAACCCTTACGATCATCTACAATATAGACAGAAGGTGCATCAGTATAACCTTTACCACCAGTTAGAAGATTGATATTAGTAACACTACCATTTGCAACCGTAACGTCTAGAACTTGAGCACCAATTGGTTGTACAACTCTTACTCTAGGTGGTGTTAAGTATCCACGACCTCTATTTGTGATATTAACAGCTACAACTTCACCATCTGGAGATACTGTACAATCAGCAACAGCATCAATACCACCTGTAGGTGCAGCATCGATGTAAATTGTTGGTGGATTGCTGTATCCTATACCACCATCAGTGATTGTAATAGATGCACCATTTAAACGACCCTCACCATCGATGGTGGGATCTGTAAGAATAGCACCACTTGGGTTTACAAAGGTAATAGCAGGTATGAAATCATATCCAGAACCTGAATTAGTAATCTTAATAGACGAAACTGTTCCAGTTACATCATCTACCTCAATAGTAGCAATAGCACCAGATCCATTAACCAAATCAGATGGTTGTGTGATCTTAACTTTCGGTGGGTTATATGAAGTATAACCTTGACCTCCATTAATTAGTTTTATATCTTTTATTCCAGCGACTAATGTCCTTGCTGCTGCACCAGTACCTTTTGAGGTGCTAGATGCGATAGCAACCTTAGGAGCAAAGTTCAGTTTATAACCTTTACCACCATCCTTAACGTTAATTGCCTCAATTTCACCATTTACACCAACACTAGTAACTGCATGTGCACCAGTACCAAAGGAAGCAGACACATATTCGATAGAACGGATATGGAAATTGTCCTGATTGGTGATATTGACAAAAAACTTAATTTTACTATTGTTATCAGTTAACACATAGTCAATATATGGTTTCTGAAGGAGACCATTACGGTTGACAATCAAACCAATTTCTGAAATTGGGGAATATGGAAGACTCTCATAGCTTAATGCCATGGAATCATCACCAGCAGTATCAAATACGTTAGGATAAGTTAATTCCTTAACGATAGCATCTGCAAAACCGATATAATATACAATCTGACATGATCCAACTGAGTCAGTACCAATCCTTGCTCTAGGTGGATTAGTAAATGTGATATCACTACCACTAATTGAGTAATCAACACCAGGAATCATGCTGACATTAAAAACTGTAACTGCAAGGTGTTCAGCAGAAACAGGTGATACAGGGGTGCCTAGGAAATTAAGAGGGAATGTAGTTCTAACTCCATCAAATTCCTGAATTGGATTTTCTAGTTCTTGTCTTTTCTTATTAAATTCTTCTAATGATAGTCCTGGAGTGAGGATAGCATCAGGACCACGGACTGTGTTCTCGTAATATATTACTTCATTATCGATCATCACAGATCCATCACGATCCATGAATCCATCGATGGATTCTACTTCGATTAATGTATTTGTTGTGTCAACTTCTTTAATTAAAACTGTAGTTGATGCTAAGACCTTCTGGTCATACTCATCTAAGTCCAAATAATTGAGAAGATTATTTAGAATATTGTATGGACGACCTGTCTTCTCTTGAGACTTGTAGTACTCAAATAAGAAATTGACAAATTGCTCATCCTCTTCTCTGATAAAGGCAGGAAGTTGATTCTCAACCCTATCAGAAATATTTACTGTTTTTGCAAACATTTATCTTAGAAACACGTCGTGACTTCGGGATACGTAAATGCATCCACTGGGTATTCGATAATATTTATTGGGGTCCCACCATAGCTCCAACCGCTAAAGTTATTAGGGTCGAAGTTGCTGACAGTTGTTGGATTAGTAACAAAGTCAATAGGATAAACTTCTGGGTTAAAGATCGTAGGATCAACTCCAGGAGGAATAATAATAGAATCAGTAGTAGGATGAACCACTACAGGAATTCTTGTCGTACCATCACCAGTATCTGCCACATTCAGAGGACCTACACAAACAATACCTTGACCGTAGTCAATAGTACCAATACTTGCATTCAGTACAACCTCTTTCTCATTACGAGTAGCAACTAACAATAAGTTACCTTTACCATCATCTCTGATATTTACAGGGACTAGAACCTCAGTTGTCCTTGTACCAGAGGAATAGATTACTTCGTCTGCTGGTGTTGCAGTTTCATATGCAGTCTCACCAGAAGCCACTAAGTCAGCAAGATTCTCCGTATATCCAGTAGCATAGAACTTACCAGACTTCATGGAAGAGAATTTAGGTGGACAGGTAGAATCTCCTGCGGAATTACCACCAGTATCACTTGGGTTAGTAATAGGATTACCAAAATCAAGACATTGGGTAAAGATGTTACCGAAAGTGAATTGATCAAGGTTTTGGCCCATAGTAAACTGTGTGGTACTACCACTAATGGCATCATCAGAAGCATCAACCATGGAATTAAACTTAGATGCTTCTATACGATCACCAAATCTACCGTCTCTATTTTGTGTGTTAAATTTGTCAATTGATTTTAAGATTTCCGTTCCCAACTCATTCGCTGATCTAGAAGTCTCGTTACCATTAAAGAATGGATAGACTTTAGGTACAACATAGAAGATACGTGGGTCAACGATGACTGGCTCAATTGATGCCATCGAATACTTCAGTAGTTGGTTCTTAATACGAGTCTTAGTCGTAGTGTTTAGGTTTACACCTGACTTAGAACGAACTGCTATGTAAACTTTACCGTAAATAGGGGGATTTAATTTCTCACCACCGTAAGCAGTTACAGCAGCTGCTTGGGGGTATAGGTCTGAGACGATATAAGCATAATCATCTTCCGTTACTGCCCTATTCTGGGTCGAGAATGACCTAGGAGCACGGAATTTGACAGATAATGCACTTTCTCTCTCAGCACCATCCTCCGAACTGTCTATAGTCCCTAGGGACATGCTAGAAGGGGATATAGGACGGTCTGAAGAGTCAGTTGCTTGACCAATGAAGGAGAATTTAGTACATCCATTAGCAGCATCACCAGATGTTACAACATACTTGAGTATGATGAACTCATTATCGATTAATTTACGTCCAAGAACACCATCTCCGAAGATTACCTTGTATCTAAGGTCTTCAGTTTCCTCTAAAAAGTAGTTTCTGGAGGTAGATGTCAAATCTACGACGTTTGTAGACAAAGAATACTCATCAACTTCGACTGATTGCTCTGTTGGCTTAACAGAAACGGTCAAAATCTCAGTATCTACGTTTTCTGCAGGTATAACGAAGTCCTGTTTCTGAGTATCATCAACAGTATAGTGATATGAAAGCAAGTTTCCCTGATAAACGATCATTTTAGAGAAAGTTGCAAGACCAGTATTCTGATCAACTGATGTTTGAGTGTCTTTTAACAAGCAAAATGGATATGTGTCCGTATTATTTCTAGAAATGAAGACATCACCCTTCTTAATTGTTACAGTATCAGGGTAAGTTTGTCCTCCAGGCAGTGTTGCACACTGTATTACCATTTGTACACACCCTCTTGCCGCTTTTATCGACTTGGGTGTATAATTTAATTGCTTTGCAATCCGAACAATGTTATCCCTTACGGTTGCAGACTCCAAAAATGCCTCATTCATCGCCATGTTAGCGTTAAATGAAGTATAGTAAGTATTATATGCTAAAGTATCGATCAAATATGACGCAGAAGATCCCTCAAAATCATAATCTGAAAACTCAGCACGTGTACGCAAGTAAGATTTGATCGATTCCTTGATCTCAAAGAAATCTAGCGAGGTTAATTCTGATGGAATCGCAGGCATTTTAGGTTCGTTCTAATAGGAACTCGATATTCTGGACTTGTGCTTGACCTACTATTTTATACTGAACAGCAACGTCAATGTCATTAGTAATTGATGAGCTCTCTGGAGCACTCACCACTACTGAAACAGTCTCAACACGAGGTTCCAGTCGTTCTATAGTATTCTTAATTTCATCCCGAAGATCCTCTTGTAGGAACACATCAAACGGTTCGAATAACATTTGAGTAACCCTAGATCCAATTTCATTTTGGAAAGGTCTCTCACCGAAATTTGTAAGCACTAGGTTTCGGACGGACTGTTTTATGGCATTGTCATTAGTAACAGTGCTAAAATCCTTGGTGTTTGGGTTCGCTTTAAATGAAACAGCGAAGTCCTTAAACGTTCTAGAGAAAAATTTCTCTGACCTAAACCTATAAGCAGGCATTATTCGTGGTTATTACTCACTTTATCTTTTATTTATCACACTTTGTAGAAAGTATAGTTTAAGAACAGTTCTTCACCCTTCTTAATTGCTTTAATAGTTCTCATATGATATATCTTTCCCCAATCTTCTTCTTCATAAACCTTGATACAATTAGGTTCTTCACTGTGATTCACAAAACCACCCAAAGGTGTCCTCATAATCTCTTCATCTACTACAACATGTGATATACCAAGATACACATCATCTGGTATATCTTGTGTAGCAAACAAGCCCTGTCCTGCGACAGAGCTATCTTTCACATGTAAACAATATGGCAGTGCCTTGTACATTATCTACCCTGCCCTCTGTACTTCTTTTTAGCACCATTTCTAGAAGTAGCAGCATACTTTGTGTTCTTACTAGTACCTTGCCGAGTCATCTTCGGTGTGGATACTACGTAATTACCAGTTCCCCATGCGCCTGATGGTGATTTTGCCATAATAATCTCTAACTTTTAAGATGATAACACATTTGGACTTCCATATGCAACTACAGATGAACAAGGATAACTAAATCCTGGGAATCCGATGCCCAATGGATCCAAAATTCTACCTATTGGTAGCTTGGTACAGTATGTAGCGAAGGTAGTGGCCCATAAGAACCTCATATGACCTATACCCATGTCCTCAATTGTCAATGCCGAGCAGGGAATTGGTGTTGGAATAGGGCACATTGCCTTTCCACAAGGACATATGTATATGATTATGTTAGTACACGGTGATGGATGGTTAATAAACATATCACCGAAGGTCAAAGTCGGTAGAAAGTTTGTTAATACCGTTGCTTTGAGTGGACTTAATGTCCCAGTGAGTATCATTGGGAAAGGTGGCCACCAGCAAGTGAACTCTTTTATCCTAATTGTGTAAGGAATTGGTGGAGTTCCACATGCCTGTACACTATGTACAGTAGATGGGATGCATATACCATGCCCTGAACACGGCAAGCCCGTGTAAGGTGCGACTGGTAGTAACATTCCATAAGCCATTATTCAGCATGCTCCAAGTTAGTTTCAGGTATTTTAAAGTTAGGATCGTATTCGTCTCGATCTGGATCAGAAGGATCCCATGATACCTTCGCAATCCGCTCTTTTCCTTGATAAGGTTGAGGAGGATTGACAATAGATGTCATTTGACCGAAGACTAGATCACATTCAGTGAAGTAGGGGTTACCTACATTACGTACTGTATCACCAAATACTATGGTTGCACCAGTATTGTAATTTTTAACGTCCATAGTACCATTAGTAGGTCCTAGAATAATCTCAAATTCAGTACAAAGTCTAGGGTTGACTGCTATTGCAGCATCAGAAACAAACTCCAATGCTAAGTTTGTACACAGAGGAGGGTTAGCTATGTAATTAACGTCCCAGTACCCTCCTGTAGCGGTTCTATCGGTGCCTGGAGGAGGATCGGATGGATTGTACCCACAATATGCATTTAATGGTCCATTGGTGTTAGAAACAGTTCTGAGGTAGGTGTCCCAACATTCATTAGGTGGCATGCCATTTACAAGACTTGTATTAACTGTAATGTTAGTATAAGTCTGAGTATACGACTGACCATCGGAACTGTCAACCCAAGTATATGATGTATTGGCAGTATAACCACTTAGATTATCACCCAACCATGTCTGGAACTGCTCGAATTCACTAAATCCTTGTCTATTATAGTCATAAGTGTTCTCATCACTACCCACAGGAACGAAAATGATGTCACTTGCATTGTTTGAGTCCCTATAACAACGTCCTTCGATGCTACCACGTTTGCATGGCCAACATTTTTTGTCACTAGAACCGCCTGGAGGGGTCTTTCTGGTCTCTGTAAGTTTAGGTTCGGGCAATCCCTTAAGGAAAGTCATGAATTCTTGCCCCTGAGAACCAGTTGTATGCCCTTCACAGACCATTGATACTCTAAAACTAGCATTATCCGACTTAGAAGCACAGTACTTGTGTACCATATACCCAAATGCTCGGTTATCACCATCCTCATTGGTCTTAATATACGGGCAAGGTATGTCGTAGAACCTAGTTGCAGAGTAAAATTTAGGTTGTCCTATCTTAACACAAGGACTTCCACCATTAAATCCATACAAACCACCCAATGCATCTGCTTTTCCGTCTGCATCCCTACTAGAAGCTAGTAATGTGGGATACTGATTGTCCATAAACTCAGAAAATTCATCACTACCCTTAACCATTCCTTGCACATCTTCTACTTTAAAGAGTGCATCCTCAATAGTTCTAGGGAATTCTATGTTAATACACCCTGCAGGGAGGTTATTACATAGAGCAGTTTCCTCTTCTTTGTCTACATCGTTCATTCTCAAGTACCCAACAGGGTATTGAGCAGTGAATCCATTCATTAAAGTGTTAAATCCACCGATAACACCGATGTCCATAACGTCCATTTCCTCATCATTAGCAGATGTACTCTTCTTAAGTTCCTGCTTAAGACCTTTTGGATGCCTAATTGCTGTCTTATAGTTTTCTACTTGCGGTTGTGTGTTAGGACCTCTGATCTTATAGGTCTCTGTTTCCACGTCAACGATGTAAACTTGAGGTTTATTGTCGGGATCGAAGTCATATCCTGACCCTCTGTCGGTAATTAGTATCTCTTCTATGGTACCATTGTCATCGAATTTAGTGATTTGTAGCTTTGCTTTCCTAAATTCTGTCTTTCCTTTACCCTCACCAGTCTGACGACGTAGTTTTTTGTTCTCTATACTTAATGATTGGTCAGTACCTGCGATCTGAACATCACTATTCTCCGAATAAGGCATCAATCTTTCTCTTTCTTGATACGTTTCTTCGTTTTTTTCGTTTGCTATAGCGGATTGCTTCTCCTTAATGTCCTTCATCATGAAATTATTCTTATCACCACGTGGGTTATACACAGGATCTTCAGGTTGTTCTAGTGTTTGACCACTCCAACCACCCATACCATGTAGTGTTTTACGTGATAAATCGTTAGCACCTAGTTCAGTTAGCACTGCAGGCTGCTCAATATCGATCTTAGGCTTCATATATCCGAAGCCACCATTGATAATATCGATAGATGCGACCTGTCCTTTGTTGTTTATGTTCGCAACTATCTCTGCTTTGTCCAAAGTACGGGTAGCAATCAGTTGTTCTGGGTCAATTTCTACTTGATAGTACTGAATTTTCTTCGGAAATTCGTATACACCAGCAAAGCCCGCCTTATCTGCTATACCAAAGCCCGCAAGAACTACGATAGCACCATTATCTGTAGAGGTAAATGCCTGATTATAACTAAAAGCACTACCTTCACCACTCAATTCCATGTATCCTACCTTGAGTTCATCACCAAAATATCGTAATTGAGTGATATCCCACCCATTAATCTGTTCACCAATGTAAAAAGAACCTGATGTAGTAGTATATCTGAAGAGAATCCGACGGGATTCTGTATCAAAAACGTTATAAGACTCATTAATATTCTCTGATGCCATATCAGACAGTACTAATTTGGTCTTCATGGTCTCCCATGAGTCCTCTCGGATCTCATAGTACCTACTGTAGTACTCTATATTGGGATCACATATGTCATTACCGTTATTATTTGTATTATTAGGACAACAAGCAGAATCACTTAACGCAAAATTGATACCAAAAATTGGTCCGTTCCATGGATATGAGGTATCATACAGATAATAGATGAACTGAGAGTCATAAGATGTCTCAAAAGAGAGGTATCTAGGCAGTGCTGCCTTAACTGCACCATTAAGCCCGTAGAACCATTCGAATAATGCGTCAGTGGTATTGACACCATTGACGTTTGCAGGGTTACCCCAACCTTGTACCGCAGGTACACCGTTCTGTTCTCGTAAATATTTCTCTAAAGTCCACTCACTGTTCCACTGAAACCAGTCACTACGGTTAACGTTACACTCTCCAGTAGGACCAATGGCAGCAATATCTCTCATGAGTTTCTTTGCTGCTGTAGATCTGTCTAATGCAAAGACATACCCTACTATCCCAACGTAAGTATAACTCTGATCTCGTGGATCTTTACAGTCTGGGACTCCAGCAACTCCCGTCTGTAGGTTCACTTCCTCTTGTGGAGATATCGTGTAGAAAGAATCCCGACGTGTAGTATTAGTATTCCACAGGTATTCGTATAAAGGAACGGGTGTCTCTCCAGATACTGCATATGCTTGTGCATTTGCCAATGATGTCCATATGTGCCCTATAGTGCTTACTCGTTCATAATCCCCTGGATAACCAATGGATAGCGTTGCATTACAATCATTACCATGACCATCCTTAAAGCATAGAGTCTGATCACCATTCATTACATCAAATCCAGCAGCATTACCATTAGTAATGGTACAGTTGTATGTCTGACCTGCTGTTACAGTCGCTGTCTGACTTGGTAATGATCCAGTTTGTACACCTGATGTCTGTGTGAAGGATATTCCAAGAGAACTAATCGCATAAGTTCCAAGTGCAACACCAGCAGTACTAGGATTATCATTCCAACTAAATCTAAATTCTATAGTTTCAGTACCAGTACCACCAACAACTAAGTTACCAGATCCATCAAAGGTTGGAGTAACGGTAGTAGGTGAAGTACTCAACATCGTATCATTGATGTCGTTATTGTAGTAAGCCACCAATGGTGTAGTCTTTCCTACTATATCTGTTTTAGATAACCAAAAGACAGCACGTCCATCACGAGGTTCTCTGTTATATCCTCTACCTACCTTCTCTCTTCCACTGTTAGATTCACCTGGGAAGTCATAAGAGTAATCAAAGTACTTTGTATCGGTATACTTATGGTCTGTATATTTGCCTCTGTACCACCTGTATACTGCCCTCCTATACCCATCACAGGTTGCTCCTACACAAGTTTGTTCTTCATCACCAATATAATAGACAATATCCTTTCCCATGACCATGGTACCAGGACCAAAATCATTAAATGTTATATTATAATTTGTACCAGGACCTGAGTGATAATCGTGACCACGATAATCTCCGCTACTAGGACGGTCATACGTGTTTGTATACGTCTGCTGAGTAACGGCATTTGGATATCCACGACCTGTCTCAAGTATGTAAGAAGGCATTACTTCTCTAATTCTTTAATACGACCCTCCAACATATTTAGTCTAGTATACAGATCGTCAAAGATTTGCGTGAGATTAAGATAGTCCTCATACTCAGGTGGTTTGTACTTAATCATATCTGCACCAGGTTTAGGTATATGCCCAAACGCTTCTTCTATGCTCTTCTGACGCTCTGCTAGGTTTTCTATTGCCTTGCTGATCATCTCCATGTGTTCAGCATAGACCTCCTCAAATGATTTTTCACTCATAATAAACAACTTAAATTCATTGAGTCCTCAGGATAGTTCTCTGACATGTATTCCATTGCTTCATTAGTGTAGATATCCCATGCTAAGGAATATCTATTCTCTTCGCAATAGGGTACAAAATGTTCTACCCATGAAGGGAACCATGTCATAGTACCACATTTTGCCTCAGGTTTAAAGTTCCCACAGTATGTACTATAGTGTGGGATTAAATATTCTGTTCTTACATCACTGTCGTGGAGTAGGATGTTACCAGATAAGAATGTATTCTCATGCATCGAATGAGAATGGATAGGTAGTTTCTCTCCACTCTTTGTACAATGCATCCAACCTCTGATCCATAATTGGTCGGAAAAGGTTATTTTTAATTCGTTACCAAACTCATACATGGACTCCTTTATACGCTCTTTTAACTGAAGTGCTAAAGGGTGATCAGTTAAGAAAATGTTATAGGTCGTCCAATGACCAACTTTTATATTTTGTAAGCCCGTAAGAATGGTATTACATATCGCAGTGTCTACCGTATCACTATACATTGGACAATCCCAAGTAGGAGCGAATGGTGTTTTAGGTTGCCAACTTGACCATCTATACAACTTCTCGTTGTTGGATGGTTGGCGACCTGGGCATGTCTCTATGACATTTTCCCCTTGCATATCGAATCGTGCTGCTGTTGCAGCACACTGAATACAGATCAAGTCCACGGTGGTTTTTTCGGGGGTATTTTTTTAGAGGTCTTCCTTAACAGCATCATCATCTGACTTCTTAATAATCAGACTACCATCATTCTCTTCCACATATTCTACCACATCCCCAACCATCCAACCTAGATCTTCTAATAAAAAATCAGGGAATGTAATAAAGAGCTCCCCATGTTCATCAGAATCGATCTGAAGTGTATAGCGATTTGACATAGGTATTACTTCTCAATAACACTTTATATAGTGTTTACTTTTTTCTCAGAACTAGTTCTGTGTTAGTGATATACCACGAACAATTGTCGTCATGTAGATCGACAATATCAGATTCGCACTGGTAAGGGTGGTGTAACATCCATCCTTCTCCTAGGTATATACCGATATGGTTGCACAAACGCTTACCATCGACCCTGTAACCCCCCGCCAATGGGTCGATAAACAGATGCATGATCATTACATCACCGAACTCCATTATATTCATATCGAAGGTCTCATCGTTTCTACCAGTGTAGACGACATTGCTCCCTCCTTGACGTTGTGATTCTGCTTCGATGTACTCAGGTTTAATTAGATATTTCTTCTCTGATGA